CTGCGAGCCTCACGCCGAGCCGTAGCGCTCGACAGAAACACGGTCGCGAAAGCCTTGACCTTCGGAACGTAAACGAGGAACTCCGGGCCGAACATGCAACGGCTGTTAGCCGTCTCGCTGCGGGCCGCGATGTCCTTGAACGTATCCGTTTTCATGTCGTAGCTCGTCACGACCTGCTCACCGCTCACGTCCAGGGCTTTCACCCGGCCGGCGATGACCAGCGTATCGACTTCCGGCCCCATGTCCTCAAGCTGATCCTTGCCGGACACCAGACCCCATCGGCCAACGCCGATCTTGCCTTCCTTCACGGCGTCGGAGGAGCCGCCGAAAAGTTGCAAGCGGGGAAGGAATCCAGATGCCTGCGCTACCGCAAGCAAATCTTCTTCGTTGCTGACGATGGAAATGTCTCCACCGCCAACATCGACCGGGATCAGTTCGTTGTCGTAGGCCGTCCAGAAGATGTTGTCGTCCAGGTTGTCAGGGTTCATGTAAATCTCAGGTTCGGGATGATGTTGAAATCAAACAAGCGGGGCGGCTGTTGCCAACCGCCCCGCGATTCTCACAGTGCAATCAGACCGAAACTAGGCGGTCGCGGCGGCCACGGTCGCCCGAACCTTCGCCGCATCGGCGGCGGCTTCGGCGGCCTTCTTCTCGGCCTTCTCCAGGTCGCGGGCCTGCTTGTCGGCAGCCAGCTTGTCCTGGCGAGCCTGCCACTTGGTCCGCTGCGAATCCACGCTCGCGGTGTCCAGGCTCAGCGCCCAGCGCACGCCAGCGGCAAAGCCTTCGACCGCGCTGCCGATGTTCTCGCTCGCAACGATCGCCGGGCCGGCGGAAGCGTGGGCATTCTCGTCCTTGAGTTCGCTCAGCTTGCGGGCATAGGCGCTCGCCTCGAACGTCGGCGGCGAAGCATCCTTCCCCTGGCGAGCGGCTTCCCGCAGCGCCTTGAGACGGGCTTCGACCTGGGGAGCGAACTCGGCCGCGGGCTGCGACAGGGCCGCTTCCAGGAAGTTCAACTGCTCCTCGACGGGCAGCCGGCTCAGCTTGTACGCGTTGGGCAAACTGATTTTGCCATCATCCACGTACTTCTGAATCTCCGCGTGCAGCTTGAGCAGGCCCAAGCGCTGCGTGATCCACGTCGGCGAGACGTGAATCTTCTCGGCCATTTCGGCCATCGTCAGGGTCGGGTTCATCACGAACATGCGCTGGAGCGCCTTCGTGTACTCGACCGGCTTCGTATCGACCTTCGCCAAGTTGGCGACGATCTGCGCTTCGAGCGTCTCGATTTCGTCGTAGGTCTGCACGCTGACCGGCAGCACTTCCAGGCCCACGTCCGTCGCGCAGGTGTAACGATGCAAGCCATCGCAAATCTCGAAATACAGCGTGCCGTCCTCGTCGTTCTTCTCGCGGACGCTGATGGGGTTGATGATCCCCTTCCCGCGGACGCTGTCACGCATCGCGAGGAAGTCAGGGGTTTCCCGGTCCACCGACCGCAGGGCAACGGGGTTCGGTCGGATCAAACCAATGGCAATCACTCGCAGGTCGGGAGTCTTGTTAGACATTCGGAAGTCACTCCAATGATGTTGAAATCAATCCCAGGCGATGCTGCTTGTCGGTACATCCGATGCTGCATATTGCCGGGAGACACGTTCTAGCAAAACTGCAATGATTTTGAAATCATTCGAGTTTCAGCTTGGCATGATTGCAAAATCATTGGCGGGAGTGACGCCCATAAAATCAAATCAAAACTGCCGCATTAGACGCGGAATCTGACCGCCACAATATACGGCCAAACTGGCGGAAAATTCCGTGAATTCCCAAAATAGTCGCAACCCGTTGCCCCGTAAGGGTTTACGGCGGGGCCAGCGCCCGCCGTTTGCCACAGTATAAGCGCCACAGCGTTTGTACACTGGTCCCGCCGTAAACCGTTGCGGGGCAACGACTTACAATGCGCCGAGCGGGAATCGTCCTAAGTCTAGGCTGGACCACGACTTACGGCTATTCTTACTTGATTAGTTAGTCAATGCCGCATAAGGGGAAAAATTGAACCGTTGCCGAGCTATAAGGGGAAGGCGCGCACCAATCAAGTAAGAATTGCCGTAAGTCTAGGCGGGGCAACGACTTACGGCAAAACGGAATTTTCAGTCAGTTTGGCCGTATATTGTGGCGGTCAATTGTGGAAAGATAAGCAGCAGTTTTGATTTGATTTTACAGGCTCCCAACAAATGATTGCAAAATCATGGTCACACGACGAGAATCCATTAAGTTGTTTCTCAAAGCCAAGGCCCGACCGGACCTAGGCGGATTGTACCACCCCGGAATGGAAGTCCAGGTGAATGTTGCCCAGGATGGCGGCGAACGAATCGAAGGGGAGTATAATGGTCACAACTGGTCCGGCTGGACCGATAAGGACCATTCCCAAGTCTGGAAGCCGATTCGTATTCCGTTCAACGCTAATACGGAACCGACCTATACTGATTCCGAAATCAAATTCGACCTAGTCGCCCACGCCGAAGGCATCGGGATGACCGGGTTTGATTTTGTAAATCATCGGAGCATATACGTCGCCTATGACTTTGATGCCATCTGCGGGCACAGCGAGAAGCACGCCAAGAAACTCAACGACATTGAACTAGGTCAAGTCCGCGACGTTGCTTGCAGTATTCCCTCGGTCACAGTGCGTCAGTCAACCTCTGGCAGCGGCCTGCACTTGTACGTGTTTCTCGATGGCGTCAATGATATTAAAAATCATTGCGAACATGCGGCAGTCGCACGGTCCATCCTTGGAAAGATGGGAGCCATCACTGGCTTCGACTTCAATGCCAAGGTGGATAACTGCGGCGGTAACATTTGGATTTGGCACCGCAAGTTCGAGAGCGTAGGCGGTGTCAACGGCCCCGGCCTCAAGCTGATTAAGCAGGGCGAGCGACTCGCTGACATTCCGATCAACTGGCGGGATCATATCCGCGTCACGTCGGGTGCGAAGCGGAAATCAAAACCCGGCTTCATCGAGGAAGGTGAGGTTGATTGGTTTGAGGAAATGTGCGGTCAGCATCCGAAGGTGCAACTTGACGAGGCACACCGGAAGCTGATTGAGTTCCTTGAATCGTCCGGTGCATTGTGGTGGTTCGACAACGATCACCATATGCTTGTTTGTCATACGTTCGATCTGATGAAGGCTCACGAAGCCTTGAGTATGCGGGGTGTGTTCAAGACAATGGCTCAAGGCCGGCAAGCCGGCGGCGACCAGAATTGCTACTGCTTCCCGCAACGAAAGGGTGCGTGGGTGGTTAGGCGGCACACGAAGGGCGTAGCCGAAGCCGAGTCCTGGGAGCAGGACGGCAGCGGTTGGACGCGGTGCTATCTGAACAAAGACCCTGATCTTAAAATCGCTGCTCGCCTGCATGGCGGCGTAGAGAATGACAAGGGAGCTTTCGTATTCCGCTCGGCTGAGTCCGCTGTACAAGCGGCTTCCAAGCTAGGGGCGAATATCGAGATTCCGTCGTACATTCACCAGCGTCAGGCCATTCTCAAGAGCCACAAGGATGGGCGGTTGATTTTTGAAATCACACGGATGAACGGCGACCCGTCCAACGAAATGAAGGACTGGATCGAGGAAAAGGGCAACACCTGGAAGCGAGTGCTAGGCACCCAGGTCGCGGCCAATTCTGAACCGGAGCTTGGCAACTATGACGACGTTTGCCGTCACCTGATTACTCCCGGCGGGGAAGATTGGGGCTGGGTTGTCAAGAGCGATGGATCGTGGTGCAAGGAACCTTACCACCATGTCAAGCTCGGCCTCGGTGTGTTTGGCGTCCAGCCAAAGGATGTTCCTTTGGTGATGGGTCAACTCATTGTGAAGCGGTGGACAGTGGTGAACAAACCGTTCCAGCCCGAATACCCTGGTGATCGCCAGTGGAACAAAAACGCAGCCCAACTAGCCTACTCCCCTTCTCCTGACATTGACCATACCAAATACCCCACTTGGTCCGCTATGCTTCGGCATTGTGGGTCTGGCCTAGACGACGCAATCAAAAACAATCAGTGGTGCAAAGACAACGGTATAGTTCACGGTGGCGACTACCTGAAATGCTGGATAGCTTCCCTGCTCCAATTTCCCCTTGAGCATCTGCCCTACCTATTTTTCTTCGGGCCTCAATCATCCGGCAAGACCACCTTCTCCGAAGCGGTTGGCATGTTGATGACCTGCGGGGTCATGCGTGCCGATGCGGCTCTTATTAGCGGCGGCGGCTTCAATGGCGAACTGGAGAACAAGCTCCTGTGCATCGTCGAGGAAACCGATCTGCGGCATAACAAGGGCATCGCCTACAACCGTATCAAAGATTGGGCCACCAACGACACAGCCCTCATCCATCACAAAGGCCAAACTCCCTACACGGTTGTCAACTCTACCCACTGGATTCACAATTCCAATGACCAAGAGGAATGCCCCGTATTCGCAGGCGACACCCGTATCACGATGTGTTTCGTGAAGCCGCTTGTGAAATTGATTCCAAAATCAGATTTGCTCAAAGCGCTCCAGAAAGAGGCTCCCGACTTCCTGGCTGCTGTGCTGGCGATGGAACTCCCCAAATCGTGCGACCGGAACAATGTCCCGGTAATCGCGACCGAGGAGAAGAAGCGAGCAGAGAAGCTGAACCAAACGGAACTGGAACTATTTTTGATGGAAGCCACTTACCCGGTCGATGGGGAGTGGATTAAGGTGTCCGAGTTTCACGAACGCCTACAGGAGTGGCTTGACCCCGATAGGGTTGCACAGTGGAGCAAGATCAAGATGAACCGCGAACTGATCCGTTTGGGCTACGTCAAAGGACGTAGCTCGAAGGACGGTCAGTGGTTTATCGGCAATATCGCTTGGACTGCACGCGACCCTGGTGCGAAGATCAAACCGCGGTGGGTTCTAGGCGAGGGCGAAATGCTCTTGCCAGAAGGAGCCGTGTGATGGCTTGGTTCCAAAAACCAGGATCAAAGGTCGGGAAGTTGCGGCCTACTCGGTCCAACTTCTTCCGACAGGGTGACTTGATTTCGTTGCTTGGGGCACAGCCCGTATTCCTGCCGCTCAAGACTAATGACGTGGTGGTGCTTCGGCACGACCACGACGACCCTGAGTTAGGTCAAGCAGACCTAGCCAGTACCCTTCTCAACAAAACCGTCTATGGTCCGGC